GGGATGTCCTCATGATCTTGCAGGTTTACTCTGTAATGGTTATGATGATGACAGTTGTATAAACCCATGTAAAGGATCTGATAGTGGTCAGACATGGGAAATTCGTCGTGCAATGATTAAGTAATTATTACATGTATAGATAGTACATATACCTATTAATATGTTAAGAGCATTTAATTCTATTGTATTATCCGTAACGGTAGCAATTATTGATTTCTTGTATCGTGGTAGAGACTTTCAAAGATTTTGGGTGCTTGAGGAGATAGCTCGAGCACCCTATTTTGCTTTTTTGAGTGTCTTACATTTTCGAGAATCAATGGGGTTACGCGGACCAGAACACATTTATCTAATGGAGGAACATTTTGGTCAAACACTTAACGAAACAGAACATCTTGAATATATGGAATCTAGGGGTGGTAACGCTTATTGGATTGATCGCTCTTTTGCCCGACACCTCGTCCTTATCTATTATTGGATTATGGTGGTTTATTACGGGTTATTTCCTATTTCTGCTTATGACCTAAATGAAAGAGTAGAGTGGCACGCTGCTCATACATATGGAGAATACCTAGAACGGTTTCCAGATGACGAGGACATTATTAGAATAAGAAATGATGAAATCAAACATGCTCAAGAACTATCTAATGCTATGGAGTTAATTAAAAAATGACAACAGAAACCTTTTCCGAAAACGATTATAAATTAATTATAGACGCACTATGGAAACGTCAAAGATGTTTTATCGCAGGTGATAAAATGTTTAGAAAATACGAATCTCTTATTAAGGAATTTGAACATGCCAGTTTATCGCGACTATGAGATTAGACTTAATCTCAATGAATTAATTGAACAAAGAATTCCAACTTGTGATCTGTTACATCCAGACCATTGTTTAACAGAATCTCAAGTGGCAGACATTGCTCATGATATTAATATGGATTTAGATTTACATCCAATCTTTCATCAAATTGATGATCATATTATGAGATATGTAAAAGCAGCTGGAATTAAAAATGAAGACCATTGGGTCGAGAAAAAATTAAAAGATCTGAATGATTAACTATGAAAGGAATGAAACCTACTGAATCTTCTGAACAACTTATTCAACGTTTTACTAAACGTACTATACAGTTATCTCAGAGAAAACAAGAACTTCAAGCAGCATATGATGAGTATGTAAAATTAGAAAGAGATTTAACTAGACTTGAAGGTTCTATGCAAGCAATCGAATATGTTGCTTACGGTAAAATGCCAGGAGATGGTAACCATGGAGGTATGAAAGACCATAACCCACATAAATAATAGGTGGTAAATGGAGTTGAAAGATCATGTCCCATTACACTGTTGGTTATCACGATAACCTAAATCATCATTATGAAATCTGTGAGTATGCAGACGATGCATACAACGCAATCAAGCAAGCAAGGGAAGACCTCAAAGGTTTTAATAACCCACATGCTGCTGAGTATTGTATCAAGGAGGATTAGTATGAATGGTAGATTAGATAAGGTCGCAATGACAGATAGACTTATGAAACTCAAACGAGAATTACACTATAAGTGTGAGATCGGAGAGAAAGGTAAGTGGGAATGTGTAGGAGCAAATGAATATTTGAATAAAACTTTTGATATATTAGACGAATACTGGCAATAATGGTTGTCTGGGGTGTTGTTATTATGGTAGGAATACTTGTAATAATAGTCACTTGGTATATCGTCTATATACTAAGAATGGCATTTATGGAGATGAACGATGGCAGCAATGGTTCCACCAAGTCGGAAAAGTTGCTATAACTTTAGAGTTGTATCGATTGATAGAGTAGTTGATGGTGATACCATTGATGTGTCTATTGACTTAGGATTCGATCTTATAAAAAAAGAACGAGTACGCATAGCTGGTGTTGATACTCCTGAGAAAAGGACTAGAGACTTAGAAGAAAAAGCACTCGGTATTGATGCTACAAATTGGATGAAAAAAAACCTAGAGGAAACTCTTAATGGAGACGAAGAACTTACTATCAGAACCGAACTTGTCGGTGGCATGGGTAAGTACGGTAGGCTTCTTGGTTGGTTATATGTTGGCGATGATGATGTATCGCTCAATGAAAAAATGATTACTGAAGGATATGCTTGGGCATATGATGGAGGTACAAAACAAAAGAATTTCGAGGAACTACGCGAAATTCGTAGATCATTAGGCACACTATTGGAGGGTTAAAAATGTCTTGTGGAGATCACGAAAAAATGAATCCTGTTGTACATGCGTTATACCATGTAAAAGAATGGGATAAAAAAATGGCACAGAGATTTCAAGATAAGTTCGGTCTAACCGATTATCAAATGAAATGTATTTCCTTTGCTAAAGGATTTATTATTGGAGCAATTTTACTGTAATGAGAGAACAACTACTTAAAGCACTTCTTGCACACGCACAAGGAGATATTCAAAAACACGTTGCAAACGTAGAAGTATATCTTACAAACCCTGCAGGAATTGGTGAACACTCTAATATTGTAGAAGCGATAGAACAAGAATTAAATGAGATCGCTAAGTATCAAGATCAGATTGATGTGATACAAAAATACTTCATGAAAAAAAGTGACAAGTCTAACGGCTGAAGTATCTAATTATATTAGAAAAGAATTAAAAAGTTTTCCAGATGTCAGACCTTTGGAGAACAAATATCCTATTGTTGAAAACGATAAGGTATTCATTATGAATGAGATGCATCAAAGTAAAAAACTTAGAAAGATGCATTTAGAAATTGGGTATACGGATAACATTGAAGTGATGCATTGTGTATTGTATCCCTCAGTAGATTATCCTATACCCATTTTTGGTGCTGATATTGTAGCAACACCAAAAGTAATCACTGCTGCAATCATAGATATAACTCCTGTATTTGGAACAGAAAGACTTATAGAATTATATAAAGATATATCATTGAAATATAAATTTGAAGATAATAGAATTTTACCACAATGGGGTGAAGAGGTATTTTCAGAAGGATGTAAATTTGTTCGTATTAAGACTGAAAAAGAAAAACAGATGTATTTGGATATGATTAAGGACTCACTTTATCTTTACAGAGGTATAGTAGAAAACGCAGTGTTTGATATGCAATGGATAAATACTATGAAAAGGATTGATGACCAATGCTGGTACTGCACATCTCAAAGAAAAAATACAAAGACAAAAGCAGTTCTAAGTCAATGGTTCGACCCAGAATGGGCAGATAACTACATCAATGATATTCTATTTGATAAACCAAAATGGCAAGCACTGAGCAATACTTAGGTAATCCTAATCTTAAAAAAGCAAATGTTTCTCAGCGATTTAGTAAAAAACAAATTGCAGAGGTAATACGTTGCTCTGAAGATCCTGTTTACTTTATTAAGAATTACATTAAAATTGTATCCCTAGATAAAGGTTTGATTCCATTTGACATGTATCATTTCCAAGAGGAGATGGTATCAAAGTTTCATGACCATAGATTTAATATAGCTAAGTTACCGCGTCAGTCTGGTAAATCAACTATTGTTACCTCATATCTTTTATGGTATGTTCTATTCAATCCTAATGTTAACGTAGCAATCCTTGCAAACAAAGCAGCGACTGCTCGTGAAATGCTACAACGTTTACAACTAAGTTATGAAAGTCTCCCCAAATACCTCCAACAAGGAATCCTCCAATGGAACAGAGGATCATTGGAATTGGAGAATGGAAGTAAGATCATGGCTGCATCTACTTCTGCTTCTGCTGTTAGGGGTATGTCGTTTAACATTATATTTTTGGATGAATTCGCGTTCATTCCAAATCATATCGCTGATCAGTTTTTTA